GGTCGTGCAGGACCTCGACCACCGCGTTGGCCGCGGCCGCCGCCTCAAGCGTCCACCCGAAGAAGCTCATGTTCGTCGAGGTGGTCGTCAGGACGTTGTTGGTGTTGTCCCAGTACACCTTGCTGTAGGCCGCGTAGTTGGCCGCGACCTTGACGTGGTAGATGCCGGTGCCGACGAACAGCGAGCCCTTTTCCCCGTTGAGGATGGGGAGGTGGGCGATGCCGTTCGTGATGCCGGCGGTGTTGCCGAGCAGAACGACCTCCCCGGCGGCGACGTTCCCCGAACCCGGGGTGTAGTCGATCGACTGGGGGTCACCGTGCCGAAACGTGGCTTCGAAGGGCATGTGGAGTCTCCAAAAGAGGCGGCGGCCTTACGACCGCCAGGGTTCCGTGAGTCGAAAGCAGCTCGCCGCCCCCGGCGATCAGCTCGTCGACGGCCTGGGTAACGCCCGGGTCCCAGCGGCCGTCGTGCTCGCCGGGTCGGTTTCGGTAGTCGTGGAAGGCCAGCAGTCCGCCGTCGTTCAACAGCGGTAGTGACGCCTTGATGTCGGCGCGGACGCTGTCGGCGTCGTGCGCGCCGTCGATGAAGATCAGGTCGAAGGGCACGAGGAAATCGGCGGTCCCGTCGGTCATCGTGCCGACGAGCGTCTTCACGTTCCGCAGCCCGTAGCGGTCGAGGTTGTCGCGCAGGCTGTCGAACGTGCCCTTCGGCCGCGGCGTGCCCCGGCCGTCGTGCGGGTCGACGCTGACGACGTGGTCGGCCGTCTGCGCGATGCAGACCGTCGAGCGGCCGCAGTAGCTTCCGACCTCCAGCACCCGCTTGCCCCGGGCCAGGTCGGCGAGGGCCCGGCCTTCTTCGGGGAGCAGCCAGCCCTCGACGTCGTGCGGGAACTTGAACCCGTCGGCCGACTCCGGTTCCCTGATCTGGCTCGACTGGACGTAGTCGGTGTCGTACGCGCCGCCCCACGGTTCGGCGTTCGTGTAGCGGGTTTTGCCGACGTGGTTGAGCCGGACCTTGCGCGTCGCGCCGATCTTCAGGCCCATCTCGTGACACAGCCGGGAGAAATACCAATCCTCCGGCTCGGTCTGGGCCTGGTAGATGCCGAGCGAGGTGTTGAAGACGATCCGGTCATTGATGGTGAAGCTGAGCTTCTTCGCCCGCTCCTCATCGAAGCGGAACACCCAGCATCCGGTGTTGAGCAGCAGCGGGTGGCCGACGTCCTCCGACGTGAAGGTCTCCGGCAGTCGCCAGAGCTCGGTCATCGTCAGCCGGCAGAGCACGCGCCACGGGTCGCCGCTGGGGTGGGCCAGCGCCAGGCTGGTCAACCCCTTCGGGTCTTTGATGGGCACGGCGGCACCGAGAATGTCGAGCTGGCGGGCCTCCAGCTCTTCGATCAGCACGTCGAGCCAGCCGTCTTCGGGCTCGATGTCCGAGTGGAGCATCGCGAAGTAGTGCACCGGCCGGCCCTGGTGGCATTCGTTCAGGGCCCCGCACCACAGCCCGTTGAAGTTCTGGGCGAGCAGCGAGCCCTCGCTGTAGGAAACGTTCACGTCTACGGGGATCGCCGCCCCCGGGCCCTTGCTGGCGTGGAACAGGCCGCGCGCCGCGCCGATCGTCCCGCCGGTGTAACCCGGCATGGTGAGGTAGACGCGGCGGAGCTTCGGTGAACCGTTTCCTTCGGACATTTCCAATCACCTTGGTAAAGTGTTGCCACCGGGAAGGTCGGCTGATCCCCGATCAAGTGTCCCGCCCGTTGCCACGCTCGCACCTTGCGGCGGTAGCGCGGCGGGCGACCCGGCTTCTACAAAAAGGTGCAGCGATGGTGATCGAGCAGAACGCAATCAAATCCAAGTTCAGCGTCAGGGCTGCTACAGGATCGAAGTACCCTTGGAAGATCGTCTTTCAAAAGCTATCCGGCAGCGAAGCGCGGCGGCTCTTGCTGGCACTCCAAGAAGCCTGCGGGCCCAGAAGAAAACTCGGCGCGTTCCAGTATCAAGACGATGACAGGTGGTGCATCGCGGTCAGGTCGACCGTGCTTCGCGAAGACATGTCTTGGATGCGTGGGTTTTGCGCCGGCTTTCTTGATGCTCGCGATTAGAGTGCGCCCAGCCGCTTCCGCGCCGCTTCCTTGACGGTCGTGCGCGGGTCGCTGGCCACGATCGACTGGAGCCGCTCCTTGCTGCGCATCCGGCCGATCTGGTCGATCGCCTCGTCGGCGTTGCTGGCGGAGACCGGCGACGTGTCGGCGCTGTCGTCGTCGTCATCGTCGTCGTCCATATCCACCTGCCCGCCCGCGATGTCGATCTTCGGCACGCCGGCCGGGGCTTCCGTCGCCTGCTTCCGGCTCGGGCGCGCCTCGGGCGCGGGGGCGTCGGAGTCCGTGCTGGTCGCCCAGCCGCGGGTAAGCAGTTCCTTGGCCACGGGCTCGGACACGGTGACGGTCTTGCCCTCCTGGTTTTCCTTGAGCTGAAGGCGCTGCTGGTCGGCGCTGCCGATGTTCAGGAGGAGGCGTAGTTTCTTGCTCATGACTTCTTCTTTCCTTTCTTGCGTTTCGGTTCACGCTCGACCAGCCGCCGGATGCTGATGATGCAGCGTCGGGCGATGATCGCGACGTGGCTGACGTCTTCTTTGGGGTCCCGGCCCGGCACCCACGCGCTGGCGAGGATGATCCGGTCGGGGTGACTGGCGATAACCCGTCCGACCGACACACACCGGTCGAGCGGCTCGTCGGCCATTTTCTCGATGGGCTCCCAGCCGATCGCGGTGCTGGAGTGATCCCACCATTCGACGCGCACCAGGTGCTCAGGCGGCACGGGCGAACACCTTCTGCCGGTACTTCCGGATCAGCCGCCGCCACCCCTGCCACCGCAGCCAGACCAGGATCAGGGCGTTTAAACCCACGTCGCAGTCGCGGCAGACGGGGATCCAACCGTTGCCCAGGGCGCAGATGCTCCACTGGAAGACGGAAGGCTTGCCGCACCGGGCGCAGGGGACGCGCCCGATGCCGGCGGTGGTGTACGGGGTGGACCTCACGCGAACAGTTCGTGCTGGCCGGTGAACTCGGCCGGGAGCTTGTGACGCTTCCGGTGATTGCACGACGAGCAGGAGCAACAGAGATTCAGGACCGCGTGTGCGCCACCCCGGGCCAGAGGCACGATGTGGTCAACGTGGCGGTCGCTTTTCTTCACCGGCTTGCTACACCAGTAACAGGTGATCCGTTCGGCGGTTCGGACCATCCTATAGAACGCCGCGATGCCCTTCGGATCGACGGTAGAGTGACGCTTGATTGCTCGTCGCCGGGCGAGCTTCTGCTTAATCTTGTCCCGATGCGTACGGACGTACTTCGCGCCGTAGCGTGCGACACGTGCTGGGTTCGCGCGCCTCCAAGCGGCGTTCGTTTCTCTTTCCCGAACGACGTTTGATTTTCGCCACGCTACCCGCGTCTCCGGATGAGACTTGATCCAAGCGGATGCGCTTTGCAGGTTGCATCGCTTGCAGAAGGCCTGGTGCCCGTCCTTTGACCGTCGGCGGCGGTAAAAGTCGCTCAGGGGCTTGGCGACTTTGCACTTCGAACATCGCTTGGTAATCTTTCCGTCAGGCATGGCCGGCTCCTAGAAAGCTGGTCGTGTTCAGAGCGGGCAGGCCGTCGCAAGCGGCTTGCCCGTTCGCATTTTATCATGCCTGAATCATAGTTCCAAGCGGACTATGATTATGCCGCACCCTTCGACTTCACGCCGCCCCGGTACTCTTGAAGGGCGACTCCGAAGTCGTGATAGCCCCGCATTTGTATCCCTAACTGATTAAAATCCGCGTCCGCCTGCTCGACCACCGGGGTCTCGTTGCCGTTCAGGAATGCGGCCTCGATGACCGGCACGTCGTTGGGATCCGCCAGTAAATACCAAGCAACCGCAGAATTCCCGGTTATCGCGGCGTTGGACAGGTACGGCGAGCCGACGACGTTGAACGATCCAGCGAACGGGTTGCTGGTGCCAGACACGTTGTTGGCGGTCGTCGTCCGGATCTCCGTGCTGTTCATCAACTGCTTCGCCGGGACGGTCAGCGCGTTGGGTACGAGCAGTATCCGTGGCGTCGCGGCGAACGGGTTGCCGTCGGGGTCGGTCTGGCTGAGGAACGCCGTCTGCGCCCGGGTCAGGCCCTCGATGTTCAGCCGGCTGTCGTTCGTGTCGACGGTGACGCCGGTCAGGTAGTTGGCGTTGCCGGCGGCGAAGAACGCCGAGTTGTTCATGAACGTCGTCCAGAACACCAGGTTGAACTTCAGCGCGCCGCCGCGGCCGAGCTTGCGCGGCACGTCGGTCAGGGCGCCGAGGTCGTCGTTGATGATGTCGCGGCGGTCGATGCCGAACATCCGGCCGTAGGTCTTGGCCTGGTTCGAATACTCGGTCTCGCCGACGGTGGCGTGCTTGAGCTGCCCGCCCGGCGCCACCTCGATGTAGGTGAAGTCGCCCGACAGCGAGTAGCTGTTGACCTCGCGGAAGTCGGTGACGGGACGCCGCGCGGAGATCCCGCGCCAGGACTGATCGACCCCCTCGAATCCCATGCGCAGGAAGCGGTTCGCCACGCTCGACAGGATGTTCGGCAGGCTCATCGTGCTGACACCCGACGCCCGGATCATCGGGTGCGGCTCGGCGAACGCGGCGCGGAGCAGGGGGCCGACGTTGCGGGTGCCCAGCGAGTCGTGGCCGTTGCGGCGGGCGAAGAACGTCAGGACCTCGCCCAGCCCCAGCCCGTGGCGCCAGCGCTTCTGCGCGGCCTCCAGGACCGGTTCCTTGAACTGCTTCTCGGGGCTCTCGATGCCGCCGGCGAGGCAGATCGCGGCCTCGACGACTTCGCCGCCCATGCCCTGGTCGGGGTCGCGCCCGGTGCGGCCGGTGGCCTGCGGGCGCGTCGCACGGAGCAGCTCCAGCTCGAAGCGGTTGGTGTCCCAGTCGCCGGCCATCGCCTGACGGCTCAGCGCCTCGATGATCTGGAGCTGGCCGGGGCTCTCTTGGAGGGCGGCGGCGGTGAGATCGACGATCTTCTGCTGGCGCTCCTCCTTCTGCCGCTGTTGCGCCAGCACGCCGTCGAGGCTCTGCGTCTGGGGGGTGGCGCGGGCGGTCACCGTGGCGGTGCCCGCGCCGGCGCCGGCCGTGCCGCCGTTGCCGTTGCCGGCCGCGCCGGCGGTGACGCCGTTGCCCCCGCCCTTGGCGGCCTGCTCGGCGTCGAACTGGGCCCTGAGGACGGTTCGCACCGCGTCGGACAGATCGCCCGCGATGCCCTTGGCTTCAAGCCATTGCTCGAAGTTCATAGGACTTCCTTTTGCCGCCGTGGCGGCGATGCGGGCGGACGTGTTGTCGTCGGCCCCTAGGATGACGAAAGAAACCTCGCCCAGCACGGTCTTGCGGGCGACGTGGATTGGTCCGTTGAAGGTCTGACCGTTGACCTTGGCGCTGCTGCCTTCGGGAACGAACTCCCGGTTGAGCACGCGGGCGCCGATGCTGGCCTGGAAGCGATAGCCCCGATCATTCAGGGCGATGACGTGGCGGGCGCGCTCGGACTCGCCGAACACTTTCCCCTCTACGAAGAGGGTGTTTGCCTCAACGCGAATCGAGTCAGTCTGGCCCAAAACCGATTCGAGACTCGGATCGTGGTCGATCAAAATCGGTCTGGCCGAATTGCCGGCGTCAATGCCGCTCAAATCCACCACGACGGGATAGTGAAAGGCCCCCACGGTCATTGGGCCGCCCGTGTACGCGACCATTTTGAACTTGCGCGCCTTCGTTTCCCCGTCGCCGCTCTTGGCCTCGATGTCGATGCTGCCCGCCAGCAAGTCGAGTCCGTCGGCCTTCGGTGCGCTGGCTCGGATGATTTCGGGGAATCGAGTTTTCATGGTCAGTCTCTAAAGTTGTTGACCGCTGATAGCCGAATCGCTATACGTGTCACCCGTGCAGATCGCCGACCGAGTACGCCAAGCCATGCTCGCCGATGGGCGGACCCTCACGCAGATTGCGTCGGCGGCGAAGGTCAACCGGATAAACCTCTACCAGTTCAAGGCCGGCACCCGGTCGCTCGGCTTTGACTCGCTCTACCGAATCGCCGAAGCGGTCGGACTGGAGATCACCGTGCAGCCGAAGCGGCGCAGGTCGAAATAGTCGCCTCTGTTGCCACTTCTTTTTTTGTCTTGCAATCTAGCCACATGGCTATATCATCCACCCGCTTCGTACTGCTTTGCATCGCTCCGCTCGGCGTCGCTGCGCCCCGTAGCGCACTGTGACTCGGCGCGACTCAACGTCTCTTTTTGGAGGTCCGATGATCCGCTGCACCTGTCTCATCGTGGGCATCAGCCCGTTCAGCTTCTCCGCTCCGACCCAGACGCCCCGGAACACCGGCGAAGACCACTGGGCACACGAGCAGCGCATCTGGCGGGAACGCATCCACCGGGACAAAACCGGGGAAGCGTTCATCTCGCCGATGGCGCTCAAGAACTGCCTCAGCGAAGTCGCCAAGTACCTGTCCGAGTCCGTTCCGGGGAAGGGCAAGGCGACGTACACGAAACACTTCGAAGCCGGCATCACGGTCATCGAACCGCTGAAGCTCGGCGTGCAGGCGGAAGCGATCGACGGCGAGAAGCTGTATCTCCCGTCCGACGGCGTTCGCGGCTCCGGCAAGCGGGTCTGGAAGATTTACCCGTATCTGCCCGAGTGGCAGGCGCGGGCGGAAATCCTGCTACTCGACCCGATCATCAAGCCGGAGAAGGTTCAGGAGTATCTGACGTTCGCCGGGCAGTTCATCGGGCTCGGCAGGTTCCGGCCCCGCAACAACGGCTTCTACGGGCGATTCACTGTGAAGGACTTCAAGTCGGAGAAGGTGTCTCCGGCGGCTTTGTCGGCCTAATCCTCGCCGTGCCCCTCGCTGCGCTGCTTGGCAGCACTTCGCACCGTGGCTCGGTGCATCGCGGCGCGTGGCCACGCTCCTCAACGCAACGATCTTTTATGGGGAGCAACCGACATTTGCGCTGGGCAACGCATCACTGCTCCACGCAGGGCCGCGCTAGGCAGCGCACCGCCGCACTTCGCACTGCCCCTCTCCGCAACGCGACGATCATTAAAATGGACCAACTATGACCATCAAACTCGGACCCGACGGGATCAGCCGCTTCCCTCACATCAGCGGCATGTCGCCCCGGACGATGAAGCTCATTGAACGCCTCAAGACTATGAAGCCGGGCGACGCGGTTTCCGACGCCGAACTGACTACTGTTGCAGGAGCCAGCACTGCCGTAGGTGGCGACGCCTACGCGAATCTTATGAGCGCCTGTCGCTACGTCCTTCGGCATGAGGGCATCGTGCTGGAGCGTGTCGTCGGCGCTCACGTAATCAAGTGCCTCAACGGCCCCGAGACCGTCACGTCGGTCGAGCGCGGCCGGGAACGGATCGGTCGGCGCGTCAGACGCGAAGTGTCAAAGCTCCGCGTGGTTGACGTGTCCCAACTCCCGGCAGGGGAGAAGACAACGGCCCTGGTCCTTCGCGCCCAGCTCGGCGCGCTGTCCACATATTCGAGCGCCGGCACCGCCAAGAAACTCGCGGCGTCACCGGACCTCGAAAGCTGGCAGGAACGCCAGCGGAAGATGCTTAAGTCGATGTAGCCACGCCACGCCTCTCGCTACTGAGCAACGCGGCTCACTGCACCGCACTGCATCGTCCCGCCTTGCAACTCAACGCGCCTCGTCGGCTGTCTCGGCGGCTTCTTCTTCGCCGTCGGCTTCGCTGGCGTCCTCCGTCGCCTTGGCGGCGGGGGGCGCTGGCGGGGGGCCGAAAATCCCCTGCACAACCAATTTCCGATACTCCGGCAGACTCACCCCTAGCGACTTCGCCGCGCTTTCCTGTTCCTTCTCCCAGTCCCGGCCCTCGCGGGCGTATTCGTAGGCGATCGTCGTCGTGCCGTTCTTCAGTGCCTCGGTGCGGGCGCTGGCCACCTTGCCGGGGTCGGCGTGGTGACCCAGCGACGGCCAGAACCATTGATGCGGGAAGCGGTCCGGCAGTCGCGACGGGGGCACGTCGCGCACCTTCCGCCATTCGGTCAGCCACGTGTCGAGCAGGCGGTTCAATTGGACTTCCAGGCGGGCGCGGTCGACGGCGACGGCGTTCGCGTAGCGCTGGCCGTCGAGGTAGCTGGCGGACATGTTCGCCTTGCTGCTGTTCAGCGCGGCGATCGTCCAGGGCATCCCCAGGCAGCGGGCGATTTCCTCGAGCTTCTTGTCAACGAAGTCGCCGTACGTCGTCACCGGCTGTTCGGCCGACACCTGCCCCAGCTTCCAGCCCTGCGGAACGACGGTGGCCATCCGGCGGGTCAGCTCGACCGTATCCATCGCGGCGATCTCCGTCGTCGCGGTGCCTTCTTCGGGGGGCGAGTCGGAGTAGAGCACGGCGGCGAAGTCGGCGGCGGTCTCGGCGGCGGCGATGACGGCGGCGCAGTAGCGGCGGAGCTCGGCGAAGAGCTGGATCGCGGGAGTCAGGTCCGGCACCCCGCGGTGCTGGCCGGGTCGGTCGGGCCGGTAGTAGTGCAGGACGAACTTCGCCGGCCACGAATCGAAGTCGTCGCGGCCGTACAGCCCGGCGACGGCCAGCCCGCCCGGGTGGTAGCGCAGCACGCTGTAGGTGCGCGGGTTGCCGTAGCGGTCAAACTCGATGCCGTCGACGACGGAGTCGGTCGGCAGGAACGTGAAGGGGTCGGTGATCTGGTCGGCCTCGACGAGACTGACGTCGAGCTTCACGTCGCTGGCCAGCCCGGGATTCGTGGCCATCAGCCCGAACGCCTCGCCGCTGTGGGCGCGGGCGGCGCGCATCGTCCGCAGCGTCTCGGCCAGCCGCACCTCTTCGGCCCAGTCGGCGAAGTCCTGCTCGACGGCTTCGTTCAGCTCGTCGTCGTCGGTCAGCATTTGCAGCCGCGGGCCCGTGCCCCCGACGCAATCCGTGGCCAGCGTGTCGACGACGCCCTTCGCATAGCTGTTGTTGGCGTATTCGTACCGGCAGCGGTTGCGGAGCGTCTGGCGGACGGCGGCGCCGGCGCTGGCGTCGGGGCTCATGCCGTCGGTGGCGGCCCAGTGTTGTTGGTTGTCCGGCGTTGTCTGCGCGGCGTCATAGCGGGCGCGGACGACGGCGCGGGCCGGCATGCGCGGGGTGTGGACGATGCCGCCGGCGCGGGCGGGCTTGGGTTTTGTGGCTCGTTTGGCCATTGGATCGTTTAGGGGCCGTACTGTTCGATGTCCTGCTTACACGTCGGACACTTCCCGTCCGCGGGGATGATCGCGTGCACCGGACCTAGCACCTTTCCACTCGCCATTGCCCGCAACTTCATCTCGGCTTCTTCGAAGGTGGACGCCCACACGTCCACGCCCCAGCGAATGCCGTCAAACTGGTACTCGCAGGTGAAACGGCGGTTGGCGTTGTCGCCTCGCTCACTCATTCAGCGCCTCGCCTGATGGTGCTTTCTCTGCTTCGCAACCTCGGACAACTTGATCGGCGCGGCCGTCGCCGCCCGCCGCGGCCCGAACGAATCCGCCAGACTCACGCCCTGAATCGACGCGGCCACGCAACAGCCGGCGATGCAGTCGAACCAGTCGTTGTCCGGCCGGGTCGCCTTGATCTTCCATTCCATCACGGTGCGCCCGCGGCCCTCGGTCTTGATCGCGTCTTCCGCCGTCAGATGCTCGGCGAACAGCTTGTGCCGCTCGGCGTCGCGGCCGAACAGTGACAGGCTCCCGGCCCCGCCGATCGGTACGGCGAGACGGGCGTGGGCGAATGACTTCCAGAAGTTGGAGTCGAACAGCGCGTAGCGAACGACGCGTCGGCCCTGCACGTTGGGCATGCGCCAATTCGCCCCGATCCGGTCCCCGCGCTTCCGGCGGTATTCGGCGAACGGCAGCGACGACGCCCCGACGTATTTGCCGTGGCTCGGGAGCAGCACAGCGGCGTGCGGCGACTCCCGAACGAACTGGTAAACGACGTCGGTCGACTCGCCCCAGTTGGCGTCGACCAGACACCGCTCGATCTTCATCGCGGCGCCGTCATCGCGGTGCCACGATCGGCTGAGTAGTGCCCCGGCGAGGTTGTCGAGTGCCCAGCGGATTTGCGCTTCCAGCCCGCTGTCGGCCATGTTCAGGTCGCGGGCGGCGAGGTGCTGAATCGTCACCTTCGCGTCGCGGCGCTGGAAATAGCTGCGGTTCTGATCCGGCCAGGTGCCGTAGTCGAGCACGACGCCGGTGAAGTCGCCCGCGAAGCCGCATACGACCCAGGGCAACAGCGGTTTCTGGACGTCGATGAAGGCGACGACGTGCTCGACGTCGTTCGGCACCTCGCCCCGCCCGCGGCCGTTGACCTTGCCGGCGATCTGTTCGGCCGTCAGTTGCTCCGGGTCGGGGGTGACGTCGGGGAGCGGGTCGTTCTGGTACTCGGCAAAGAAGGCGTGCTCGCCCAGCTTGAATCGGAGGTTCATCCCGTGCTGAACCGCGCTCAGCTCGGTCGGGTGGTGGCGCTGCGGCCAGGAGACGTCGGCGCCTTCGTCCATCGCCGCCCGGTTCGCCTTGTAAAACGCCGTCCCGGCCTTGCCGTCGTCGCCGGACTGCATCCCGTCGGAGCGGATCCGGCGGTATTCCTCCCACAGCTCCGCATTTCTAGGGAAGCTGCGGAAGAACTTCGCCCGCTCGCCCTGCCAGTCCGGGTTCTTCTTTCGGTCCAGCAGCCGGTCGGCCACGTCCCCGGGTCGGATGACCGTGCAGGGCATGATGACGCTGATCCGCTGCCCCGGGCCGGCCAGGCCCAGCACGGCGCCGCTCAGGATGCGGATCCGCTCGTCGCACTGGCTCGGGCTCTTCGCGCTCTCGTCGGTCTGCGGGTCGTCGGGCACGACCAGGTCCGGCCGGACGCTCTTGCCGTCGGCGCGGGTGTATTTCATTCCCCTTATCCGGCCGGTGATGCCCGTCACCGCCACGACGGCGCCGCTGGCCTTGCTGCCCGGGATCATCGGCAACACGATCTCGGCCGCCGACCAGTGAATGTGCGTCCGCTTCCCGTTGAAGAGCTGGCCGTTCGCGCGGTGGGCGATGCCTTCCAGCTTCCGAATCGGGTAGCAGACTTCCGGGAAATCCTCGAGGAGCCGGTCGCTGTTCTCCAGGTGGCTCTTGATGCTGTCGAGGATTTCCAGCGCGCTCGACTCGTCGGACCCGATGACGAGCGGGAACTGGCGGTAGCCGTACAGCGTCGCCCACTCGACCGCCTCTTCGGCCAGGCTCGTTTTGCCGCTGCCGCGCGGGAGGGCGTACGCGAACAGCCCGCCCTGCCAGACCGCCGTCTCGATTCGCTGGATCGCCTTCAGGTGGTCGGGCGACCACGGGAGGTAGTACGTGTCCGGGAAGTACGTCCGGCAGAACAGTTCCAGGCTCTTGCCGCACGCGTCTTTCCGTGCCTGATCCTTGACCGGCGGAAGGGGGGCGATGTCGCGGCCGGCGAGGCTCTTTTCCCGGGACGTCAGGGCGGCGCTGACACGCTGCTTCTGATAGGCCGCGTTGTCGTCGCGCTTCTTTTTCTTCTTGGCCACGGCGATACGGCGTCACTTCTTGAGCTGATCCAGCAGCACGTTCCGCAGTCGGTCCGATTCGGCCTCTAGCTGCTGACGTTCCTCCCGATGCCACTCCGGCACCACCTCGAACAGACGATCGGCGAAGTCGAGAAGCTGG